CATACCAAGGTTTTCCTCCTTATCCTACAACATCTGGTATTGTACCTTATCAAGGTGCTGGCCGGGTGCCCGCTCCAACTCCCCCCCCTCAGGATTTTAGATACTCGCTCTCCAAACTTAATCACCATGCTCGCAGGGCGGTTAAGTTAGCTGAGCGTAAAGCTACACCCAATATGTTTAGTAATATTGCTAATATACCTCGTAATGTTAATCGATTTCTCAACACTTCTACTCGTGCTCAACGATCTCTTGCTGACCTTGCTGATACTTTTGCTAATCTTGTTAGTCGCCTATCTGAACAATACGACCAACTTCGTAATATTAATATGGGTTCTTTAATGGCCCACTTCTCCATACTTATTGAAACATCTTCTACTACTTATTCTAAAATCTCTGCTTTCTTTGGAATTCTCTGCCAACTCGGAATCGTTTCCGTCTCAATGCTCACAACTTTAGTTGGAAAGCTATGGGACCTAATGACCCGTTTTTCATGGACTACTGATAACGATATGACCGGTAACCCCCTAGGGGCAATGCCCGCTGACCCTTATGACCACTTGGTTCGTACTGCTAATACGGACCCTCGCCATACATATGATGCTAATCCTAATGCCTTTGCTGACGATCTTGACACTGTTTCCGCTGCTCTACCTGATATTGCTGAAATCGCTTCACTATTCGCTTCTAGTTTTTGTATTGCTAATTCTATTTCTCAACATGCTACTTCTCTTTCTACTAAACTTAAAGACTTTACTAATATAGCTGCTCGTTCTAAATCAATTACTAACTTTTTTGAATTAATTTTAAAATGGTCTATGGTTGCTATAAGATGGGTGACAGGTATAGTGGATCCTAAAGTACAACATGCTCGGAACTTGTCTGAACAGAGTGAGGCGATGAAAGCTTGGTCTATTGAAGTAGACTTACTATGTGCTACAAATAACCAAGATAGAATCTTCTCTTCTCAGGACTTTCAACGACGAGTGTGCGATGCTAAAGAACTCGCT